AGGCGTCCGGCCCAGTCACCCGGCATACCCGGACCCTGGTCCCAGACGTACCAGGCAAAGCGCCGCCATTCCTGCATGCGCATCCAGTAAATCCACCCATCCCAATAAGGGATCACTTCGTTGCCGCGGTGGATCAAACCGAGGTTGACCAGCACTTGTGCGTCCTGTGCCATCGGCATTTGCGAAAAGACGCCTTGCATCAAGCCATCCCAATCGGTGATGCCACCGCTGGTGTAGTCACGCTGATTGCCGTAGGGTGGGGACGTAAAGCACAGCGCGGCCAATTCGCCCTGCATCAGGCTGGCGATCACGGCCGGGTCGGCGGCGTCGCCGCAAATCAGTCGGTGCTGGCCCAGCACCCAGACATCGCCGGGTCGGGAGACTGCGATGGTCGGCGGCTCTGGCACATCATCGGCGCCGGATTCAGAGTTATCCACTTCGTCAGCTTCTGCGTCAGCAGAGTCGGGGCCGAACATGGCATCGAGTTCAACATCATCAAAACCGGTCAGCGCAAGGTCGAAACCGGCCTCGGTCAGGTCGGCCAGTTCGAGGGCCAGCAATTCTTCGTCCCAATCAGCCCAGGTGACCGAGCGATTGGCAAGCAAGCGAAACGCCTTGATCTGTGCGTCCGACAGTTCATCAGCCAAGACGACCGGAACCGTTTGCAGACCAAGCTTGCGCGCGGCTTTTAATCGAAGATGTCCATCGACAACTTCCCCGCTGCTGCGCGCCACGACCGGAATACGAAATCCGAACTCGACGATGGCGGACGCCATCCGATCGACCACGTGATCGTTCTTGCGGGGATTGCGGGCGTAGTCGATCAGTCGATCGGTTGGCCAGTGCTCAAGAGTCAATGTGGCGGTTGAGTCCATGCGCGTCCAAGATTGGTTTTACAAAAAGAAGCGGCCCGCGCAGGCCTATCAAGACCTGTGGCGGACCGCGGAGGTGCGCTATTTGAAACGCTGGAGTTAATCAAGAAACCCGCCGACAGAATATTTCCGCGGGCGGGTTCAGCAAGAAGATGGGGAACAAAACTCTGGTTTGCCAGGGTGCAAACCGTGCAACCCTGCAAACCCGTGCAAACCCAGGTTTGCACTCTGTCGCTACGGGAGTCTTGCGCTCGCTCCCCCCGCATTGGTTCATCGCCGGGAAGGACCCATCGAAATCTCGGGCGGCGGCCTTCGCATCATCGCTTTCCAAATCATGTGCAGAAGAAGATCACACCAAACAAAACGCCCACAAGGAACGAACCGTGTGGGCGTAATTTGAGTGATTAGCGGAATACTACCTGTTCGATATATACCGTGTCAATACACTATTTGATGATTTGCAAATTCACCGCTCAAGCCATGATTTGGTAGCTCTGGGCTCGAGTGATCGGACGCACTGATCGGTCGTTTTTTTCCATCGTGACCAGGCCATAGCGGGACATTGTCTTGAGCGTTCGCGACAGGTTGCCCTGCTTGCGTCCAGTGATGTCTGCGAGTTCGCTGATCGAGCCGGGACGGCTTGTGCGGATGACGTCCAGCAGTGCACGGTTCTCGTCGCTCAACACCTGTGAGAGAGAACGCATTGATGTGAACCAGATCTTCGGATCCGAAGCCTTGGGTTTGATCTCGCCCTTGGCGATCGCCAACACTCGCTGGCGAACCTTTTCCTGTGACGCCAGACCAATCTTCAAAACCTTCATTGACCAACCTTTGACATCAAGCAGCCACTGCAAGCATCAGCGGTTGCATGCGACCCAACTCGTCATGCAGTCTTGCCTCGGCCTGCCACAGGTCGTACTTGGTCTGCATATCAACCCAGAGTTGAGCGCCGTTGCCAAGCAATGCACCCAGGCGCAAGGCCATTTCCGCAGAGACGCCACTGCGCTCGGCCATGACAGCATGAAGGGTTTGGCGCGATACACCCAGATTGCGTGCGAAGGCGCTCACCGACATGCCTGTCAGCTGAGGCAGTACATCTTCGCGCAGGATCGCTCCTGGATGGGTAGGGCAACGTTTACGCATCATCGATTCCTAGTGATAGTTTTCCAAATCAAGTCTCACGGCGTTTTCGCCTTGCCATTCAAAGGTGATGCACCATGGACCATTCACATGCACGCTGTAGCGCTTTGGCTTGCCCTGCAGTCCATGAAAATCAAAGCCAGGGACGTTAAGTGCTTCGGGCGTCTTGGCGGTGTCAATTGCATCCAGACGCCGAAGAGCCCTTTGTGCCAGTGCCTTTTGCACCTTGGCGCTGTTGCCCTTGTCGAACAACTCCTGCAGCCCCTTGTGAATGAACGATTCAATCATCGGCGAAGTGTAAAGGGTTTCTTTACACATTGCAAGGGCGACTGTACCCATAGTGCACCGCCAGCACCCCCAAAGCACCCACCAGGATCCCTTTGGCCTCGTACTGGTTGAGGCTGCGCCCGTTCCAGCCTTCGAGCGCCGACCACTCACGCACGCTGCGACCCAAACCGGCCACGTGCCAAACGGCACAGCCGCCAGGACTGCCAATGCCGCCCACCGCGTCCAGAGCCTCGCCGAGGTGTTTGCGAGCCCAGGCACAGCGCTCTGTCATGCTGTCCTTCCACTGGCCACCGGGGATACGGTTCAGCGGCGCGGAGCCTGCCGGACTCATCTGGGCAAAGACAAAGGTGCGTGCAAAGTCCTGGCCAGCGTCGTGCATCGCTTGGTTGATCGCACCATTGCGGAGCAACAGCCCAAGCGAATCAACAGTTCGAAAGTGTTCGGTGCGGTGGGTCGTACCTTCCTCGCCTTCGCTGATCCATTCAGCCACGCGAGCGCCGGGCAGTTCGACCAGGCAGCCGTGCTGCAGGGGCTCGACGGCGATCTTCCTACCCATGGCGCTGCTCCTTGGCTGGCGGTGCGGGCGTGCGTCGGCCAAAGAGCCGATTGCCGATGTTGATCAGGCTCTGGTGTTCCCACTCGTCTCGGATCAAATCGGGGTCGACCACCAGGATGCCTTGCTTGTGCCAGGCGGCGGCGCGCATGGCACGCAGTTCGCTCTCGGTGGCGGGTGTCTGGCCGATCAAGCGACCCAGTGCGCAGCTGAGGCTCATGGCTGGTCTCCCGTCGCGCCCTGGGTCATGGACCAGTGCAGCAGCGCCAGCGCATCGGCCTCGTTGTCGTCGGTGACCGGATGTCCTTTGGCCTTCATCGCCGCGATGACATCGCCTTTGCTGGCGTTGCCCTTGCCAGTGGCGTGGCGTTTGATGGTTCCCACCGGCACACCTTGGTAGGGGATCTGGTGGTGCTCGCACCAGGCTGTGAGTGTGGCCATCAGACCGCCGTAGACGTGCGCGGCGTCAACACCGAGGTGACGCCTCACCTCCTCGAAATAAACGGCGCCAATGCCCTGTGTGTCGGCCACGGTGGCCTTCATGTCGGTCAGCCAGCGGCGAAAGCGTAGGTAGCGCATGCCACCGCCTTCAAAGCGCTGGGACTTGAAACTCACAAAGCCGTGGACGATGGGGCCGTCGACCGAGCGAAGCGCCCAGCCGGTCGTGGTGCCAAGGTCCAACGCCAGGACCGCTGTGCGCGGGATTGTGGGGTCGGGTGTCATCAGGGTGTCCTCCAAAGGTGCGGTAAAGCGACCTGGAGGAGCAGCGCCACGCGCCGGGGCAGGGCGGGTGTGGCTCCCTCATGTCTGGGGTGATTTGCTATTCCGTCATTCCGTCATTTCGTCAAGGGGGGTGTCAAATACATACCCATACCAGTGTTCTATAGAGAGAAATAAAAAAAATGATCTATATTTAAATAAATAAATATTGACTTAACTACTCTCTATTTATCTATCTACGTTGACGAAATGACGGAATGAAGTTAATCGGCCGGAGCCAAAAAGATCGTTGATTCATAAGGCTTTTATCATCTGTAGCGGTCTGCCGCGGTCTTGACTGATCGTAATAACGTCAACGAGTCAGGCGTCGACCAGGGTTCGCAGGACGCTATCGCGCTGGCGCTGATCCATGAACTGGGTGCGCCGCGTGAAGTCTCGTTTGGTCAAACCGCGCGGGCCCGCGTCTTGAACTATATGAGCGGCACGCTTGTGATGCGACTCAGTCTGGTTCTCTGAAACGTGCACGCCGACCTCGCGGATGGTTAGTTCAGCGCAGTGCTGCGATAGCAAGATGCCCCAGTTGGCGTCGCCGGCCTCAATCTGTGGGTCCACCGGATCACGCGAGACGGCGCGGATTAAGGCTAGCTTGGTTGCGTTTTCTTCCACGCGCGCCAGGATCGATGAAAACCCTGTGCCTCGTGACAGGCGAAGGCGTTCGAGCAACTGCCGGTCGAGCTGGTCAAAGATTGTGCGAGCCTCATCATTCATGAGCACAACGCGCGGCTCAAACACAATCTCGTCGACACTGCCAACATCGGCCAGATTGCCGCCGAGCTTGCCCCCGCCCTCGTGGATCAGGCGCAGCTGATCGATAAGGCTCTGAGGCGGATCAGGCTTGCCGAAGACGGCATTGCTGTCGGGGAAGTCGTTTTCACTTTGCAGAATAATGAAACGCGCAAGCGAGCCGTCGCCTACGTTGGACGATTGAAGGGCTTGCCAGAAGTGAATCGGCGTGGTTGTGCCGTAGATGCACGCACACGGCTGCTGGATCGAGCGGTGCGAGTTGTTCATTTGGTTGTTCGCGTACTCGATGCCGAAGTAAGTCGTGCCGGACGTCGTATAGAGCTCCGTCATGAGGTCCAGGATCTCAGACAGGTAACGCGGTGAGCGCTTGCGATCAGCGACGGCCGTGAGGAACAGGCCAAACTCATCGAGTTGAAACAAGATAGCCGGTTGGCGCCCAATGGCGTTGAGCAGGCCCGATCCGGATGCAATCTTGTTGCCCCCCAGATACTGCAGAAGACCGGCCCTGCGCAACAGCTCGTTGATTACAACGCGGCTCTGGTTCTTGCCTGCGCCGCTCTCGGCAATTCCAACGACATACAAGTTGGAGCGGATGTTGCTCTCGGTACGGTATTTGCGCCCCATCAGCGCGCCGATCGCGCACAGGCTCGCGCCCAGCGCCAGCACGGGCTGGGGGCGCTTGGCTGTCGTCACCATCAACTTCATCATGTCGGCAATCACGCCGCCCACCTGATCCCAGCCCTTGGGCAGCGGCCTGGGCGGGGGCAGTTCTTTGCTGGTCAGTTCGCTCGTGCTGCTCGTGGCCTTCGCAATATTGGCGACTTTCTTGAGCGTGATCGGATTGGCGCCACCCAGAGCCTGCAACATCGCGCGCGCTGGGTGGTGGCCGTTGAGCACCACTTCACCATTGAGACGCAGATCGGCGTCTGGCAGCCAGCCGTTATCCAGGGCGAGCTTATAGATAGTTCCGGCGCCAATGCGCTGCGGTGCAAAGCTGCGCCAGCTCTTAGCGGTGGTGGCGCCATCGTTCTTGGTGGATGCAGCCGACCACGCCTCAAAGAGTGGCCAACCAGCGTCGCCCAAGGCGCCCTTGATCGCCATACCAATGCGCACCCAGCTGCCATAGTCCAGATCGGCGTTGGTAATGAAGCGCAAAGCGTCCTGGACTGCCTCCGGCGTGCCGCGCTGCTCGGGCAGTGCAGCAAACTCCTCAGGAGAGCGAAGTCCAACGGCAATGCTCTTTGGGCGCAGCTCGACCGGAATCATCAGATACGCTTCCTTGGCAAACTCACGCGCCTGCGCCTCGGTGATCGCTGGCAAATCGTCGATGTGCATGTCGGCAAGCGTCTGCACGGGCCAGTGGTAGGGCTTGCCAGTGTCTGGGTGAATGCCATAGGCCAGGAACTGCTGGCCCAGGCCCAGCACCTCGATTGGCGGGTACTTGAAACCCTTGAAGGCTTGCGCTGCGCGGTAGACCAGCAGCCGCTTGGGTGCGTTGCCAATGCGCACCGCCGGCGTATCACCGAGCATCTGCTTGGCCAAGGCCTCGATGGCCAGCGCCAGCGCCTCGGAATGCAACACATCGATGTCAATACCAATCACTCGGCCCGCGGCAATACCGATGCCGGCCTGTGGCCAGTCGCCCCAGATGTCGACCTCGTTCTCGGTCGTGTCACGCTCGCAGTGTCTGCTCCACTTGGGATAGTCGTGCCACGCGCCCAGGCTGTACATGCCCGGCTTCTTGGTGCGAGGCTGGATCGGCAGGATGGGAAAGCCGCCATCCACCAGGCTGGCGCCAAGTTGCGCCATGAAATCTGTGTTGCTCATCACTTCCCTTAAAACGGTGGATCGACTGCATAAGCAGCGCCCAAGTGGTCCTGAAACGCAACCACGATGGCGCGGATCAGGCTCGACCATTCGTGCTCAGTGAAGGTCGCCAGATCGGTCTTGCCAACCGACTCGACGTACTCACCTGCGGCCTGAGAGGCGGTTGCCATGGCCTCCGTCTGATGTTTGTTCCAATCAATCATGGTCTTCAGCCCAGCTTCCTAAAACCGCGCGCCGACGATTTCTGTGAAGCGACCACTGGGTCGAACCGCAATGTGCGCCGGGCATTTGAGCTTGTTTGACACCGCCAAGGCTTCGTTGACCCCCTTGGGCAGTGGCATCCCTGGTGCACGGTTGGCCCACCAACTGGCCGCCTTCTGGCGTGGATAGCCCGCATGTTCAATGCAGACCCACTCGCTGTGGGAGCTCAGGCCACTCCAGTAGTCCACGCGAAGGGATGGCGGTTTGCCAGGCTTCTCGTGACGTGCATAGCTCACCCGGGTCACTGGCAGCCACTGGGGCGGACCACCAGACAGGATGGCCAGGTGGCTGGCGTTGGCTTCAATCTTGATTTGCGGTGGCGGAAACAGGTGACCGCAGTCCGGGCACTCGCGCACCGCTGCGTGCACGATGCTGTTGCAGTCGGGACATACTTTTACCGGGGCGTCGCCGTCACCACCGTCTTTGGGACGTTTGGGCTTGACCGCATCGATCGGACCGTGGCGAGCGATGTTTCCGGCAAAGTCCAGCACCAGGCAATCGGTCTTGCCCGGTGCCAGCCGACAACCACGGCCCACAATCTGTACGTACAAGCCTGCCGACTTGGTCGGGCGCAGCATGGCAATCAGGTCCACCTGCGGGGCATTGAAACCGGTGGTCAGCACATTGGCGTTGGTCAGGCACTGGATGCGGCCCAGTTTGAAGTCGCTGATGATGGTGTCGCGCTCAGCACTTGGCGTGTCGCCCACAATCGTCTCGCAACTCACCCCCCTGGCGCGCACGGCATCGCGCACATGAAAGGCATGATCGACACCGGCGCAAAAGATCAGCCAGCTTCTACGATCATGGCCATAAGCGAAGATTTCATTGACCGCGCTCTGGGTGATGGCGTCCTTGTCGATTGCGGCTTCCAGATCCCTGGCGATGAACTCGCCGGCACGTGTGCCGACACCGGAGACATCCAGTTCGGTCGCCATGCGCTTGGAGATGACCCGGGACAGATAGCCCTGGTCGATCAACTCACGCACTGAGATTTCATAGGCAATGTCGGTGAAGATCGAATCCTCGCCCTGATGCAGCATCCCTGAATCCAGGCGGTAGGGTGTGGCTGTGAGGCCAATCACCTTGAGCATCGGATTGAGTCGCTTCAAACCGTCGAGAAACTTCCGGTACATGGTGTTGGAAGAGCGCGGAATCAGATGCGCCTCATCGATCAGTACCAGGTCGCATTGCTGCACGTCGTAGACGCGTTTGTGGATGGACTGGATGCCGGCGAACAGGATCTGGGCGCGGATTTCGCGCTTCTTCAGACCAGCCGAATAGATGCCTGCCGGTGCTTGTGGCCAGAGATTCTTGAGCTCGGCGTGGTTTTGCTCGATCAACTCCCGCACATGCGTGATGATCAGAATGCGCTGATCCGGGTAGGTCTTGAGCACGCCCTCGATAAAACTGGACATGACCAAAGCCTTGCCGCCAGCGGTAGGGATCACGATGCAACAATTACCTGCATACTGCTCGTAATAGTTATAGATGGCGGCAATGGCGGCGCTCTGATATGGGCGAAGTGTCAACATTTTTCTAATTTCCTTTGCAGCGCGTGCAGCGCAGCGTGTTCGCTTGGGTGGAGCACAACCAGGTTCTCCGGCGAGTTGTTGTGCTTGTTCTCGTCTTTGTGATGAACATGTTCATCGGGCCTTAGCGGTCGGCCAACCAACGTTTCTGCAACGACGCGATGTTCGTGTCGTCCAAAAAACTTTCGGTAAGTGGTCGGCTTGACCCTTGGGAAGCGCTTGATCTGGCTTGCGCGGTTGTTGGCACGCAATACATCGGCCGATGTCACGTAGTCGGGATCACCATAGCGACGCACCCTTTGGGCATGCATTCCGCAATAGCCATGGCCGCCTTTTTCGGTACTTTGACCACAACCCGGATACCTGCAGGCCTTTGGCGGGCGGGCGGCGGCACGGCAACGCATGGACGCCAACTCCCGAGCCAGGCACCCACAGGACCGAACGCTGCCGTTGACCAGGTTGCCGGTGGACGCATGATGCAAGGCACCGCAATCGCACATGCATAACCAGACAATCTCCCCTTTTTTGGTGCGATTGCCGCTGTCGCGCAGAACCGTGAGTCGACCAGTCCGCATATCACTCAGGTCTCGTCGCTTACTCATGCCAACACTCCCTCGTACTTGTTAAATCCGGTGTCACGCCAGAGCTGACCTGCCGGGAACTGGTACTCCACCCAATCCGGCCCGGCATCGATCTGCGCGCCCGGCACCAGCGGCGGCAGGTAGAGGTGGTGACTGCAGGCAGTGCGCTGGTCGTTCTCATCGATGGAGCGTTGATGCAAGTCGCAGTGCCAACCACCATCCACCGGCGTTGAGCGCAGACAGGTGCGGCAATTGACCTCGGGCGCCACCGCACTGTCGGCACCTCCATGGCACAGGGCTGCGTGATCGCACAGGCGGCACTGGTACCAGCTCGGGTCATCGCTGATGCGCGCCAAAGGAACTGCGGCAAAGATGATGCGCTGAGCCTTGTCGAGCAGTTTTTGCGCGAAGGCGGTGTCGAGCTCAACGCGCTCGACATGCAGGTCGTCGGTATCCTTGTTCACCGCCAGGTACATGGCGCGGGTGATGCCGGTCAAATGCATATAGATTTGCATCTGGGCAAAGTGCTGCGGTTTGCTGATCTGGACCTTCTTTGCCACCAGATCTGTGAAGCTCTTGCTCGAGTGCGTCTTGAACTCGAGCACGTGCCAGGTCTTGGGCGCCTCGATTAAATTGAGAGCCGCACCATCAAGCGAGCCACCGAAGTGGCCGCCATGCGCTTGCACACGGATTTGCCGCCCGGTCTCGGGATCCACCTCCAGCACGGTTGCCCCCGTTCTGCGTAGGTTGCGCACCAGGCGTGCTTCTTCCAACTGGCCGGTCTCGAATAGTCGCAGCAGACGACCCGGGTGCTTGCTTCGCGTGGTCCAGCGAAAGTCGTACCAAAGGGCGCGTTCGCACTCCTTGCCGATCAGGGATGCGCCAAGATGGCTGCGAAAGCCATCATGGGTGTCTGCCTCGTAGGCCGCGAAGATGGCGTCCCGGGTCGGACTGCAGATAGTGGGCAGTTCAGCCATGCTGCTTTGCCTGTGTTTCACTCAGCGAGCGGGCGCGCGTGACCAGCCCCGCCCACTGCTCGTCGTCGCACTGCGCACGCACCACTTCAATCAAAGCGTCCTTGAATGCGTCGCGCTTTGAGCCGTGCGGTCGGTCGGTAAGTCCTGCCAGACGCGCAGTCACCTGCGCCAATTCCTGCTGCTTCAGGCGCAGCGCGGTCTTGGCACGGTGGAACCACGCGGCATCGAGCGTCTTCTTCTCGGTCTGACGCCGGATGTCGGTGGTGGCGATCTGGATGCGGATCGACGTGATCTCACTTTGCAGCGTTGCCAGGCGTTCACGACAGCCATACGCGGAGTCCGGCAGACAAACCGCCTCCTGCAGATTGAAATGCTCGGGCATGTGCTGTCCTTCAGGCTTGGCGCTTCCAGGGCAGGCCGTTGGCTGGGGGCGTCTGGGCTTGCCCGACAACGCCCGGGTGTGCTGCTGGCGCCTGTGCAGTCGGCGGCGTCGGTGCAAATGAGGCTGCGTTGGCGGCCGCCGGCGTGCGTGGGAGATAACGAACGGAATTGCTCTCGCCGTACTGGCCCTTGGGTGGGCGCACCCTCACATCGGCTATCAGCGGGATCAAGTGCAACTGCTCGGAGTTGCTGACCTGCCACTTGCCAACGGCGCGGCAGATGGAAGACAGGGTGCGCTGAGCCATCTGGACCGCATCCGGATTGGCGTTGACCAGGTTCAGACGGTCAAACAGTTTGCGACCGGCGTGCTGGCTGTCAAGAATGTCGAGTTCCAAGTACAGGTACTGGCCGTTCCCATCCTTGGTGGCACGCATCTCGCTGGCGATGATTTGTGCGAGGTACTTGCCCGGCGGCAGAACGTCGTAATTGCTGGGTTCGACGGCGGATGCATCAAAGGTCTGTCCAAATGAAGCCATGGTGATTTACTCCTTTTTTAGTTTCAGGTTGGGGTTGGGGTGGCGGTAACGGATTGCGGGGCGGCGAGCAGGGACTGGATCGCCGGCGGCATGGCTTGGGCGAAGGTTGGCCAGTCCAATGACAGGGTCTCCGGCAGGCCGTAGCGGTTCTTGGCAAGGAAGGCGGGGCGCTCTGCCGTGTGGATGACGCGCTCGCCTGAGCCCATGGCGCGGTTGACCTTCTTGTTGAAGCCGACATCGGCCTTGACGGTGCTGATGCGGTAGTTGGCAAACAGCACGACATCAGAGTGCTCTTGCAGCAGCGCGGCCGCTCGCGTGTGCAGCTTGATCACGTACCGGTCGTAGGGGTCATGCTCCGGGCTGTCAAAGCGCTTGATGTCGGTGTGGGCGATCTGCACCACCGTCATGCCGCGGTCATCACGCAAGGCGTTCAGCCCGTCGATGTACTGACGCCACAGATTCAGGGCGGCGACGTAGCCTTTTCCGTAACCGGCATCTTCGATTGATGCCCAACCGTTATCACGGCAGGCCTTGCCCCAGACCAGGGGCTCAAGCCAATCAACGCTGTCGATCACCACGGTCTTGAAATCGTGGGGCTCGGTGTACAGCGCTGCCAGTGCATCAATCACGTCCTCATAGGTGCGCGCCAGTGGAAAGTGCGAAGAAGGGAGTGTTCCCAGGCCGTCTTCTGTCTGCACGAAAACCGGCTGGTTGGCCTCGGCGGCGAAAGTGGTCTTGCCGACACCGGAAACACCATGGATCAGGATGCGCGGCGGTTTGGGCGCAATGGCGCGGGTGAGTTGATTCAGGGACATTGCCATTACGCCACCTCACCGAAGCTGTTGTCGTTGGCCGCGTCCGCAATGGTTCCCGCCTTAATCTGTTCAAGCTTGTAGCTGGGCTTGCCGACTTTGAGCGTGCGTGCCGGCTCAAACAGGTGTCGAACTGCGGGGGGCCAGGCGTTGTATTTGGTCTCGGAGACCTTGATTTCGATGCCGACGTAGTCGTCGGGGTTCTCCCCCCACTTGCGCAAGGCTTCGACTGCGTCCTTCAACTTCATCTGGTCGTACTCAGGGCGTTTCGGAAGATCGGCTGAAACAAGAAAGCCATCAACCTCAAAGCTCACCTTGCCGGTGGATTTGCCCGCCTCTTGGCGCAGGTGCTGAGCCTGCTCACCTAGGCGGTTGTGCAACGCGGTCTGTAGCGCACCAATATAAAGAACGGCGGTGTCCTTGGTCGCAGTGACTTGTTTGATCATGCGATTGAGATCGGTGAGCGGGAGCTTGTCGAGCTCAGTCACGTAAAGCTGGCCTAGTTCATCCAGCACGTCGGGTTCGGGAATCATGAGGTTTCTTTCTTTCAGTGGGTTTTGCGGTTGCTTGGAGCCATCTGCGCAATGCGCAGATGGGTACGGATTTCGGGTGGCTTGAGTGGGGAGCTGGAACGCATGGCCAGGTAGCGGTAGTGGTCCTCGCCCACCTTTTGGCTAAAGAGATGCACAAGGCCAAGCTCACATGCGATCCAGGCGCGGCGGGCGACGGAGTGGATACGGGCGCGGTCGTTGGTTGCCAGGTCGCTGTTGGTCTCTGAGCGGTCACGCAGCAACAGGCCCTCGTGGTACTGAATGCAATGGCCGACCAATGCGCTGGCGACCCAGTCACACAAGTTGGTCTCGGACAGTTTTTCAATCGGAACATAAACAGGCTGCAGCGCTGCGCGGCCAATATCAACACCCAGACCCAGGTGGGTGCGTGAGGTTTCAATCAGGTCGTTTTTGTAAATCATCAAATCTCCGGGCGTGAGTTGGCCTACCACCGCTGCCCAAGCGGGCGCGGAGTTTGCAGGTGTTAAAGGTTTTTACTGAGCGAGGTGACTGTTTTTCTCAGCCACCCCGCGATCGGTCAGGCGGCAGTCCTGATGCCGAACATGCGAAGGTGCATTTGCAGTTCGGCGACGCGGCGGTAAAAGGTGGCGGTGGACATGCCGCAGGCTTTGGATGCCATCGGAAGGTCCTGGTGCGAGGCAAGCAAGCTGAAAAGTTCAACCTGTTCCTCGCTCATGTGCGCCAGCGCTGTCTCCAGGTCATGGAGCGTGTTTGAGTCTGAAAAGAGATCGTCGTCACCATCAAACCATTGCGATCTGTAATGGGCTTCGCTTGAACCGATCGACGTGACATCATCGTCATTGGCCGCGTCCTGCGTCTGGTCCATACCCTGTCGTGCTCGGCTTATGTTGACGATCTCCAGCGTGTCAACGTCTTCACCCGAGGCAAAGGTCAGGCGCTGTCTGTCCGTCTTACGGGCCTTGAGAAATTCGGCGGTGCGGTGCTCGGACACAAAACCGGTAAACGTCCCGGGGCTGCCCTTCTCGGGATTAAATTGAGCTTCACGCTCCAAAAGGTCAAGCAAGATTTCCTGATACAGGTCTTCCCGATCCGAGGTGCTCAGCTGAGCAGAAACCGCTGCTCTGTATGTGCGGGTCTTGGCTGCATTGATAGCAGCGCGGAAGTACGGGTCGTTGGCCGCATCACGGGTGAAGCGGGGATTGCGCACAGCTTTCGCGCTTGAAGTATTTTTCTGTCCGTCATCGCTTGGCAACATGTCATTTCCTTTTTCGTTTTCGTGTACATGAAGCCATTGGACCGGGGTTACTTCATGAAATCACCGCAACTGCGAGAACTGCGACCGCAACTGCGGTAACAGGGTATGTATTTGGGTTACTGGTCCAGGCTCTTTTTGGCAGCTGCAAATTTTTCTTGCAGCGTCCGTTCTGTAATTCCGGGCTTCTTGAAATTGGCCATCAGTTGATCGATCAAGGCAGATTGACTGCTGAAAACAGAATGTGGCTTTCCTGCGGGGGACTTCATCAGGAATAAAGCCACCAACCCGCCGATGATGTTCAGGTAGGTGGTCTCGGCTCTGAGTCCAACGTCCTTGCTGGGTTTAAGCTGTTCAGCCAGCTTTTGGTTCGCAGTCACCAGATCATCACGCTCGGTTCTCATCTTGCGGTACTCATCCGCCGCCTTTTCAAGTCGCGCCCGTAATCCATCGCGTTCGGCCTGCAATGCCTGAAAGGCATCTTTATTGATGGCTGTATGGGTGTTGCGCTCGATGTCGTCGAACAAGAATGCGGGCTTGTCAGACGGGAATTGAGCCGCAATCCAGTCCTTAAGGTGTTGCCGGGAAATGTGACGTCGCTCTGCGGCAACGTGTTCTTCGGTCGGCACGACTTTCCCGTTCTCCCTGCTACACGGCAGAAGCCCCGTCACGATCGCGTCGTGAATCGCCCGGCACCTGGGCTCAAGACAGTTGATGTAAGGGTGCTTCAGAACGCCCCTTGCGACTTCCGTGGACAACGCCAGGTGTTCTTCCACTTCTCCGGGCTCGATGCCACACCACAACGCTGCAGCAACCGGCACGCGGTACACCGTGAAGTAGGACTGGACTGCTTCACAACTGTCGTTTTCCCATGTCCTTTTCATATTTTCTCTTTTCATTTATGTGTCTGTGGTGGCGTTGCGTTTGAATTGGCAGACCTTGTGGCCTTCGTTTGAGCCGGAGATGGCGGACAAATGGCTGCCGCAAATACCTGCCGACTCAAGTAACTTGATCATTCTTCGACGGGCTTTGCGGGTTCCATGTCGCTTGCGCCAATAGCGATGGCACGGGTCTGCAGTTCCCTAAACAAGCCCTCCTGAATGCGATCCTTCAGGTTCCACACCACCTTGTGTGGGTTGAAGAGCAATACATAGTGGTGCGCGCCTGTGGGGCCTTCCTTTGCATCAATGAAGCCCAGTTCAACCAAGGAGCGCATGCGGTCTTTCCACGTGCTCAGTGCCCTCTCGCCGGTAAACCCGGATTCAAACGCCAGGGTCATCGGGTTGTCGATGGCCAGGAGTGATTCGTCAAAAGTGCGGCACCACAAGACGAAATAGACCATGCCTGCCGGTTTGTTCTTGGTCAGCGAGCCGATGATGTTCATAATCAAGGGCATCGTGCGGGGGATGGTGGTGAAGCCCTTGACCAGTTTTCGGTTCCAGAGCTTTTCATCGTCCAGGTCTGGCCAGCAGCTGTCGCGCAGCGCTTTGGCCTTCTCTTGGCCCTTGGATATCTTTTTGGCGGTTGATGCAGCGGACATTTGGTTTTCCTTTGGGTTTTCGATTTCAGTGCCCAAATTCTAGGTCCGAATGGTCAAACTCGCTATGATTAAAGCAACGCTTTTGGCGCCAAGTGCTCGTCTAATATAGGTAACTCAGATGTTGAGTGGACTTTTTTCGACACATCAGGATGCCATTAGATGTGGCAAAAAATGGTGTATAAATACGTTGGTTCTATATAAATCAATGACTTACAAGATTTTTGCTGTGCTCAATGTACTCAGTGATCCTGTGATTTTGTGCTCCTTAGTTATCCTGTGCCCGACCCGGCGGGCACAGGATGCAGCCGGATCGCGCTAATGCGCCATCAAATCACCCCTGAAACAGCTCAATCGCGCGCGTTTGGGGGCAAAAGCGCCGCCCTCTGAGAAAAACCCCCACCGGCGGCGGTATGAACCTACATGACCGCCACCCCCCCCCCCCCCAAAACCCCCCCCCCCAACCCCCCACCCCAGG